ATACGAAGAATTGATGATACTAACCTTATTATCAATACTAGCATTGAAAATCATAGATTTATTAGTAAAAAAGCTGTAGTAGTTTCAACTCCTGCAGCTTATGATACTAAAATAAATATAGGAGATGAATTATATATTCATCATAATATATTTAGAAGGTGGTATGATCAAAGAGGTAATGAACGTAATAGTTCAACTCATTTTAAAGATGATCTTTATTTTGCATCGCCTGACCAAATATATATGTATAATCTTAAACCACATTTAGATTATTGCTTTGTAAAACCACTTAAAAACCAAAACTTATTAGAGAACAGGAAAGAGCAACCTAACGTTGGTATAGTAAAGTATACTAATAATGCTTTAGAAGCCATAGGAATAACACCTGGGACGCTTATTACGTTTACCCCATACTCTGAGTTTGAGTTTATTATAGAAGGTGAGCGACTTTATTGTATGAAATCAAATGATATAGCTTTAACGCATGAATACCAAGGAAACGAAAAAGAAAATAATCCAAGCTGGGCAAAAAGCAATTGAAGAACTTATTAAGGTAGCAAAAGAAAAGATTGTTGACTCAGACGATGATGTAAGCGCTGACAGACTTAAAAATGCTGCCGCTACTAAAAAGTTAGCCATAATGGATGCTTTTGAAATATTAGCTAGGATACAAGATGAAGAAGATATGTTAAATAATAAACCTAAAGAAAAAGTTGAAAAAACTTTTAAAGGTTTTGCAGAAGGGAGAAGTAAATGAGTTATCAGCAAACGCTTTGGAAAGAAATTAAAGATGTTGTAAATCCAAAGATATTAGCTAAAAACAACAGGTTTAAAAAATGGGAGTATGGTTATAACTCTGATTATGATTTTATAGTAATAAGTAAAACAGGTAAAATTGGACAAATCATTGAAATACAGAATCTCAGGATTGCTTTACCAGCAACAGATGAACCGTTTAAACGAAGTGAAAAGAAAGCGGAACAGTATTGGGAAAAGCAAGAATATCCAAAAGAATTAAACAAAATAAAAAGTAGATTTGATTGGGAAGAATACCCTAATGAATTTAAAGAAAAGTGGTATGACTATATTGACAAAGAATTTAAGCGTAGAGAAGAAGGTTTTCATTTCTTCAATTGTGGCAGTCCTGTATATATTACTGGTACTCATTACATGTACTTGCAATGGTCAAAAATCGACGTTGGAGCACCTGACTTTAGAGAAGCAAACAGACTCTTTTTTATATTTTGGGAAGCATGTAAAGCAGATAGTAGATGTTACGGAATGTGTTACCTCAAAAACAGAAGGTCTGGATTCAGCTTTATGTCAAGCGCGGAACTTGTTAACCAAGCTACAATATCTTCCGATTCTAGATACGGCATATTGTCCAAAACTGGTGCCGATGCCAAAAAAATGTTCACAGATAAAGTTGTCCCAATATCCGTTAACTACCCGTTCTTCTTTAAACCTATTCAAGACGGGATGGACAGGCCGAAAACTGAATTGGCATATAGAGTTCCAGCCTCGAAGCTTACTCGTAGAAAGCTCCAGGAAAATATTAAAGAATTAGAACTAGAGGGACTAGACACAACTATTGACTGGAAAAACACAGGTGATAACTCTTATGATGGTGAAAAGCTAAAGCTATTAGCTCATGATGAAAGTGGTAAATGGGAAAGACCTGATAATATATTAAATAATTGGAGAGTTACAAAAACTACATTAAGGCTAGGATCAAGGATTGTAGGTAAATGTATGATGGGCTCAACATCAAATGCTTTAGACAAAGGTGGAGACAACTTCAAAAAACTATACTACGCTTCTGACGTTACTAAAAGAAATAGAAACGGACAAACATCTTCTGGGCTCTATAGCTTGTTCATTCCTATGGAATGGAACTACGAAGGATTCATCGATACTTATGGATTACCTGTATTCATTAGAAGCAAAGCTACAGTCAAAGGAGTTGATGGCTACGAAATTACAACAGGAGTTATCGAGCACTGGGAAAATGAAGTTGAAGGTTTAAAAAGCGATCCTGATAGTTTAAATGAATACTATAGACAGTTTCCAAGAACTGAACAACACGCTTTTAGAGATGAAACTAAAGACAGTTTATTTAACTTAACTAAAATATACGAACAAATAGATTTTAATGCAGAATTAAATAATACTGCAGCTGTAACAACTGGTAGTTTTCAATGGCAAAATGGAGTTAAAGATACTAAAGTTATATTTTCTCCTAATAAAAATGGTAGGTTTAAAATAAGTTGGGTACCGCCTGTTAATTTACAAAACTTAATGTTAATTAAAAATGGTGTTAAACATCCTGCTAATGAGCACATTGGCGCTTTTGGATTAGATAGTTACGATATATCAGGTACTGTAGATGGTAAAGGTTCTAATGGAGCATTGCATGGTTTAACTAAGTTTTCAATAGAAGATGCGCCACCTAATCATTTTTTTTTAGAATATATATCAAGGCCACAGACGGCTGAAATATTTTTTGAAGATGTATTAATGGCTATGGTATTTTATGGTATGCCAATACTTGCTGAAAATAATAAACCTAGATTTTTATATTATTTAAAACGAAGAGGTTATAGGGCTTATTCAATGAATAGACCTGATAAAGTATGGAATAAATTATCACCAACAGAAAAAGAAATAGGTGGAATACCTAACACAAGTGAAGATATTAAGCAAGCACACGCTGCTGCTATTGAATCTTATATAGAAACCTATGTAGGATTAAAAGAAACTGGTTATGGTGATATGTATCATCAAAAAACATTAGAAGATTGGGCTAAGTTTAATATAAATAATAGGACTAAACACGATGCTTCTATTAGTTCTGGTTTAGCTATAATGGCTTGCAATAAAAACAAATACACACCAGTAGCAAAAAGATTAAAAAAATATGTTGATTTAGGCATAAAAAGATATGATAACACAGGTTATGTTTCAAAAATAAAATAAATGAATATAATTCCAAACGCGAACACTACAAGTTCTTTTCCTAGCCAGGTAGTACCTGATGCAGAGAAAGCTACATATGAATATGGTTTACGTGTTGCTAGGGCTATTGAAGATGAATGGTTTAGAAATGATAGAGGCCGTTATGATAGATTCAATACAAACTACAATAATTTCCATAGACTAAGGTTATATGCTAGAGGCGAGCAATCTGTGCAAAAATATAAGGATGAATTATCTATAAATGGTGACTTAAGCTACTTAAACTTAGACTGGAAACCTGTACCTGTCATACCTAAATTTGTAGATATTGTTGTAAATGGTATGTCTCAAAGATCTTATGATATAAAAGCTTTTGCTCAAGATCCTGAGTCAATAATGAAAAGAACTGCTTATGCTGAGGCTCTACAAAGAGATATGATGCAGAAAGATCTTATCAACCAAATACAGCAAATGACAGGGTTAGATGTTTCTAAGTCACAAGGCAAAGGTTTAGAAATGGAAAGTGAAGAAGATTTACAGCTTCACATGCAAATGGATTATAAAGATGCTATAGAAGTTGCTGAAGAAGAAGTAATAAATCAAGTGTTAGATTATAATAGATATGATTTAATTAGAAAAAGATTAAATTACGATTTAACTGTAATAGGTATCGCTTGTGTTAAAACTAATTTTAATAAATCAAATGGTATTGAAATAGATTATGTAGATCCATCTAATTTAGTTTATTCATATACAGATGATCCTAATTTTGAAGATTTATATTATGTAGGTGAAGTTAAATCAATTAGTTTGCCAGAACTTAAAAAACAATTTCCTAATTTAACACCAGCTGATATAGAAGAAATACAAAAATATCCTGGTAACTCTACATATACTAGAAACTTTAATGGTAGGTATGATGATCAAACTATTCAAGTATTATACTTTGAATATAAAACTTATACTAACCAAGTATTTAAAATAAAAGAAACTGCTTCAGGACTTGAAAAAACTTTAGAAAAACAAGATGTATTTTTAGAAGCACCTGAAAACGATAACTTTAAAAAAGCTTATAGATCAATAGAAACATTATATAGAGGCGCTAAAATACTAGGTCATGAAAAAATGTTAAATTGGACACTATGCCCTAATATGACTAGGCCTAATGCTGATACTACTAGAGTTAATATGAATTACAACATAGTAGCTCCAAGACTTTATAAAGGTAGAGTTGAATCATTAGTTAGTAGAATTACTACGTTTGCTGATATGATACAATTAACTCATTTAAAGTTACAACAAGTAATGTCAAGAGTAGTTCCAGATGGTGTATTTATGGACGTTGACGGGCTTGCAGAAGTTGATTTAGGTAATGGTACTAATTATAATCCAGCTGAAGCTTTAAATATGTATTTCCAAACTGGTAGTCTTGTAGGTAGATCATATACTCAAGATGGTGGACCTAATCCAGGTAAAGTACCTATACAAGAACTTTCTACTTCAAATGGCATGGGTAAAATACAATCACTTATACAAACTTATGAGTATTACCTTAAAATG